GATGCGAGGGATGATGCGGGGGTTTTGCGCCTCGGCAATCGTGTCGGACTCGGTTTTACTGAGATGAATTGACCTTCCGACGCCGGGAGAATTCGAATAAATGGTCAGATTCTGCATGTCTGGGTCGAAGTGAACCTTCATTTTGGCGGTCATCCAAGTGGTGGGTGGGGGGTGGTGCAAAAATTAGCGTGGTCGGAACAGGAATTTGAATGTTATTTGTACCGGGGTACTGCATGGGCTGTCAATAGGTTAGGTGGGGTAGCCGATGGGCGGTACCACTGGCACACGTTTTGGGGAGAACAAAGTCACTCTTGAATGCCTGTTTTGTCACATGTGATTTTCCACCCCTTTTCATTCGGGTGTGTCCAATTCTTCCTTCTGTGTCCTTTAATAGTTAAGTCTTTGATTAGTAGTAGTAGTAGGGGGTAACCAGATGTCGTACCGGGTTGGCACCAGATGCTGCCGCACGTGTGCCATGGTACATTTGATACATTGACTGCGGTTGCGTTGGCGTTGCGCGCCGCAATTTTGGGCTACGCTGTAGTGACAAGCTGTCACTACGTGGTGGTTTGTGGTGGCGTGGTTTGTGGCGACGTGGTTTGTGGCCTACCCTGCGACGTGGTTTGTGGTGGTGTGCGCGCGCCCCACTTCCCGTCTACGTGACGGGCGGGAAGGTTCGAAGTGACAGAGTGTCACTACGGAAAACGGAAACGAAAAAAGGGGCGACGGCTTTCGCCGTCGCCCCGAAGGGTGCTGCTACGTGTTACTCGTCGTCGGACTCGTCGTCGTCGTCGGACTCGTCAACTGGCGCGGCCTTGGCTTTCGCGGCCTTGGCTTTTTTCGCTGCCGTGCTAGGCGTCAGAATCTGCAACAGCGCGCCAAGCTTTTCAAGCGTACCGCCACCCGCCGACACTTGCCACTCGGCGATGAACATGGTCGCTCCCATAATCGCTTGGGCCATTTCCTTTTCGCTCATCACGGTCGCAATCTGCGTGGCCTTCTCGTCGTTCGCGGCCTTCTCGTCGGCCTTTTTCTTGTTCGCTTTGCTCTGGCGATTCGACGATTCCGGTGCGTACTTTTTCGCCAGTCTGTAGAAGGTACGTCGTGCCGCACCCTCCGTGATTTTCTTTTTCGACGCTGCAACGTATCCCGCAATGAATCCCGCGAGAAGGGCCGACTTGTCCGCTGGCTTTTTGCAGGTCGCCAATGCTTCGACGATCGCATCCGACGATACCGCTAGATCCTGTCCGAGTGATACGCCATCATCGTAGAAGTTACCGCCACGGATCGCCGCTTGCGTTGCCTTGCTTACCTTCGTTTGCTTGTTCATGATGCGATGATTCCTTTATGTGATGTGACAACCTGTCACTTGGGGATCGGTCCGGTACTGGTCCGATCCGTTCACATAGTACCACATAGTAATAACGTGTGTCAAGCCCTTGATTCTAAAGGGAAATTTCCAGCGAGCAATGCACGCAACGACGGCGCGCGCGTGGCGCGCAGCGCAGCACGGCGGCAGCCATGCCCACACCCCCGTCATCCGCCTAGGGGGGGTCGGCGCGCGACGGGACCCAAAAAATATAGGGACCCACACGTTGTCGTCCTCGAAATCCTACGACATTACAAATGACACTTTTAGAAACCGCCCAATACCCCAAGCACTAAATCCCACAAAGTATTACAGCCTATGGCACTTGCCACGTCCCCCCGGCATTTGCCATACTCCCTCGATGCCTGTCCTCACTTCCCTCACCGTCGGTCGCTTCATCCGCGAACTCATGACGGGAATCGCGCCCACGTCCGTGCTGTTCGAGGAGTGGGGCATCGATGCCGACACCTATGCCGAACTGAAGCGCACCCCCGTCTTTCAACGGGAACTGCAGCAAGCCATTGCCGAACTGCGCTCGCAGGGGCAGGACGCCGGGTACATCCTGCGCATGAAGATGCTGTCCGAGGAATTCTTCGGCGACATCGAGGCGATCGTGCGCGATACCATGGCACCCCACTCCGTCAAGATGGAAGCGATCAAGTTCTGTGCGGAGATGGCAAGGCTCAAGCCCGAGAAGAAAGATGCGGTACCCGCAGGCACATCCGTGAACTTTAACTTTGGAGGAAATGTTGGCAAGCTCCTCGGCATCAAAGACGTACTCGAAGTCAAGCCAAACCCCACAGAAGCCTCAAGCTGAACGGCGAGCGCCGGATGCGCGAGCGCCGTTGCCAATACTACATGACGTGCACATCGTTCCCCCAACCCATCACCAGCCACACCACCACAGCAAGCGCCACGTAGGCAACCTCGACTGCTGGTGCCAGCCCTTCCGCGATCCGACGGAACCGCAATTCATCATTCATAAATCGACCCCCATCCATGCCCGCACCGACCAAGCTCAAAGCCCTGCCCGGTAAATCAGTCGACGCACTGCAGCGCGACAACATGCTGCAGTCGCTCGACGCGTTGCGCGCGCGCATCAATAACGGCGAAGTCACCCGCTTCGGCCTGATCGAATGTCGCACCAACGGCGACTATACGACGGAATTCACCAGCGCGATGCACAAGCGGGAGGATGCCGCGATGCTGATCGACCTCGCGTTGCGGCTGATGGGCTTCGTCTGCAAGAACAAGGATGACGAGTTCGTGTAGGTGTCGCTGGTTCGGCCACAAGTTCCATGCGTTGCAGCCCGGCATGATGGTGTGCAGTCGCTGCGGTAAGCTGCAGCCCGGCATCACCGAGGAACAGCCGCTCAACTTCGAATCGACCACCCCATCCACCATGAATGCCCCATCGAAGGGCCATGACCACAGTCTCGTACACGCCAAGCCGGACCGCCGACAAGTTCCACGCGGATGACAACCTTGTCCGTGCGCTCATGGGACCCGTGGGCTGCAGCAAGTCGACCACGTGTTCCATGGAACTGCTGCTGCGCGCGATACGCCAAGCGCCCTTCGAAGGCGTGCGCGATACCCGCTGGCTCGCGATACGCAACACCTTCAACGAACTCAAGACCACGACGCTCAAGACGCTGGAGAACTGGCTGCCGGATGAAATTTCCGACGTGTCCCGCAGCTATCCCCCGACCGCGACGATCGACTTCATGCTGCCGGACGGAACGCGTGTGCGTTCCGAGATCTTGTTTCTAGCCTTAGACCGTCCCGACGACGTGAAAAAGCTCAAGTCGCTCGAAGTGACCGGCACGTGGTTGAACGAAGCGTCCGAGCTTGACAAGGAAGTGCTGGAGATGGCGATCCAGCGGTCGGGACGCTACCCCTCCATGTCGCGGGGTGGACCCTCATGGTCCGGTGTCCTGATGGATTACAACCCGGTGCCGGACGACCACTGGATCTACGACCTGTTCGAAGTCGAACGCCCGAAGGGCTATGCCCTGTTCAGGTACCCGCCTGCGCTGCTGAAGATTCCCAATCCTGCCTATGATGCTTCGAAAGCTACGTCGACTGCTGACAGTGCGGATCCTAAAAATCCGCCGTTCATTTGGGTGGGCAATCCGGACGCGGAGAATGTGTCGAATCTCCAAGGGGGTTTTGATTATTACCTGCGGCAGGTGCCCGGCAAGGATTCCGCTTGGATTGATGTCTTTATCCTCGGCCAGTACGGCGCTTCGATTGCTGGTCAGGCAGTGTACAAGGGCGAATGGAATGATAAGGATCACGTTGCGGAGATCGCACTACTCCCCGACCAGTACCTTACGCTTCTACTCGGTTTCGATTGGGGGCTTAACCCGGCAATTATTTTCGGCCAACTTTCGCGTACTGGAACGCTCTGCATCATCGACGAACTGGTACCCGATACTGCAACTTCCCTCGAAGAACTGATCGACGAACACCTCGTCCCGCTGCTCAATGAAAAATATCGGAACATGAAATATGAAGGCTGGGGCGATCCTGCAGGCGTCGGCAGAAGCAGTCTGGACAAGCGTACTCCGTTCCAGCTTATCAACAAGGCTGGTATCGCCTGTCGTCCGGCGCGGACCAATGATTTCATCCCACGACGCGATGCGGTTGTGTCTTTCCTGCTGCGTCGACGCGGGTTCCTGCTGTCACCTGCGTGTAAGGTTCTCCGGAAGGGATTTGGTCGTGGTTATCACTACGAGCGTTACCGAACGACCGGAGAACTGAGGCCGCACCCCGCGAAGAACGCCTTCTCCCATCCCCACGATGCATTACAGTACCTCTGCCTTGGTATGAAGCATACGGGTACGTACAATAACTCCGCAGTGGTCACGGCGGGTGGCGGCAAGGGAACTTCCTTTTAGCTTCGAAATACAAGCAGTTGACATGTAGGACTCGTCTGGCACACGATGCTGTGCCATGCCTACGACCTACGGCCCGACGTCCAACCCGAACAAGTTCAGTGCCGGGGGCGGCATCACTTCCACGCCGGGCACCGCGACCAACGTCGACACCAGCCCCGACGCATTCCCCTACGGGACGCCGAACCCGACGACGACAGGCAATACGACGTCCAGCAGTACCACGCGTGCCGTCGATACCAAGAATGCCCCTTCCCTCGAAGGCGACGAGAAAGCCAAGGACGAGCTTGGCGACTACGTCCGGCAGAAGTTCTCCGACGTATCCCTGACCCGCAGCAAGATCGACGAGATTCTTCTTTCTTGCCTGAGACAGCGCCAAGGCGAGTACGACCCCACCGAACTCGCGCTGATGGGCAATACGTCCATCCGTACCTTCTACGGGATCACCGGAACGAAATGTCGCGCAGGCGAGGCGTGGCTGAACGACATCCTTACCGCGAGCGGAGAACGGGCGTGGAACCTGAAGCCTACCCCCATCCCCGAGGTACCCGACTACGTCAAGGAACTGATCGTCCAGCAGATGAAGGAGGAACTGCAGCGGTACGGTCCGCAGCCGGAATCCGTCCTGCGCGATCGCATCCGCGAGCTTGGCGCGCTCGCCTACAACAAGCTGGTTGACGCCGCCACCGAGGGCACCGACCGGATGGAGCGCCGGATCGACGACCAGCTTACCCAAGCCGACTGGCAGTCGATGATTCAGGCGTTCGTCTGCGACCTGATGACGTTTCCCTTCGCCGTTCTCAAGGCCCCGGTGATGCGCCGCACGCGGCAGATCGTGTGGGAGGGGGCGACGCCGAAGGTGCAGGATGTCACGGCACCCTTCGTGGAACGGGTAAGCCCGTTCGACTTTTACTGGGCCGAATGGGCGACCACCCCGCAGGAAGGCTACATCATCGAGATCATGCACCTGCCCCGCACGGCGATCTACGACTGCATCGACATGGCGAACTTCGACAACGCTGCGATTCGCGACGTGCTGCACGATTATCCCGACGGGCACATGGAGCAGGTGCCGACGAAAACCCAGAGGGAAACCCTCGAAAGAAGCGTGACGTCGATCGAGAACGGGGATCTCATCGATGTCCTCGATTTCTGGGGGCCGATCAAGGGCGACGTCCTCGCGGATTGGGGGGTCAGCGTCGATGACGAGGATGCCAGTTACGAGTGTAATGCGTGGGTCGTCGGTAATAGGTGTATCCGTGCGTTGCTCAATCCCGACCCGCTGAACCACCGCAACTACTACGCGACGTCCTACGAGAAGATCCCCGGTTCCTTCATGGGGCGCAGTGTGCCGATGCTGATGCGCCCGAATCAGGAGGTGATCAACAGTGCTTATCGTGCTTTGCGACGAAACATGGGCCTTGCATCGGGTCCCTTTGCGGAATGTGATCAGTCACGTCTGGGAGGGCAGCAGGCACCCGAGGAGATTCTTCCAGCTATGGTTAAGGTTGTCGAGCCTGACCTGTCTGGCACAGGCAAGCCCGCATATTATTTTCACAAGATCGACTCGCACGTTGCGGAGCTTGAAACGCTGATCGATGCGGAGATCCGCAAGTGCGATGACGCGACGGGCATCCCCGCGTACTCGTACGGCAACGCCGCCGTCGCGGGTGCGGGCAAGACGGTCGGTGGCCTCGCAATGCTGATGGGCAACGCAAGCAAGGGGATCAAGAAGGTGATCACCAACATCGAGCAGGACATCCTCGATCCGCTGATCACCGCGTTCTACAACTACAACATGCTGTACGACCCCGACCAGACGATCAAGATCGACGCACAGGTCGTAGCACAGGGGCCGACGTCGGTGCTGGCGCGCGAGGCGACCGTGCAGAAGCGGCTCCAAGCCCTGCAAATCATCGGCCCGTTCATCCCCACCGGGATCATCGAGAAGGACGGGATTGCAACCCTCCTAAGAGAGACACTTCGCCCGCTCGAACTCCCCGTCGACAAGATCATTCCCGACCCCGACATCGCCAAGAAGATGCAGGTCCCCGGCCAGCCGGGGCAGGATCAGGGGCAAGGCGGTCCCCCGCAGCAGGGCGGCGCACCGGGGGGACCACCGCCACAAGGCGGACAAGGTCCACCGGGTCCCCCCGGTCCCCCGCAAGGGCCACCCGGACCCCCCGGCGCACCACCACCGGGCGGGCCGATGAGGGGCAACGTCATCCCGCTGGCCGGTCCTCCGGGGCCGCAGCGGCCCCCACAGGGCGTTCCAGCACAGCCCGGCATGGGTGGACCCTCGATGATGCAGCCGGATGGCCGTAGCGGCCCGGCAGGTGCCGTAGTCGCAGCCCAGCGTACAGGTCGGATGTAACCCCCCACCGAAGGAGCAATCATGAGCGAACTGTTTTTCCCCCGCGACGATGGGGCGAGCGAGTCCAACCCGTTCACCGTGCGCGACAACCCGATCGCGATCTTCGCGGTGGGGATGGACGTGAGCGACGTGATTCAGGTGCAGATCACCACCGACGGCGTCGACTGGGACGACATGTCGATCCATGGCCAACTGGTGCAGATCAGCCCGACCAACAACATGCTCTACATCCCGGTGGCCGGGAAGTACCGGCTGCAGCGCAAGGGATCGAGCGCGGGCCGGATCGTGGGGGAGTGGCACACGCTCAATCTCGGCGCGCTCACCCCGATGACTATTGTGGGTACGGCTGGTCCTGCCGGACCCGCTGGAGCAGTGGGACCTGCTGGTCCCGCAGGCCCTGCAGGCCCTGAAGGTCCCGAGGGACCGGAAGGTCCGATGGGGCCGCAAGGGCCACAGGGCGAACCCGGCACACCTGCGTAAGCCATGGGCGTCACCACGCACTGCCCCGGCGACCCGTGTGGTGGCGTCGTCGGCCCGATGGGTCCGCCCGGTCCGCAGGGACCTGCGGGTTCGTCAACCCTCATGGGTCCCCCCGGTCCCGAGGGGCC